TGTTCTCTAGCGCTCACCCGCTGGCCGACTCTAGCGATGTCGGCGATAACCTGATTTCGGGCGAACTGACGCCGACCAATGTAAAAGACGGCATGACGAAGATGCGTCAACAAGTCAACGAGGCCGGCGTGCTGATCCAGGCACGGGCAAAACAACTGATCGTAGGCCCGGACAACGAGTACACGGCTTACGAAATCACCCGTTCGACGAATCAAGCGCACGAACTTTCGAACACGGCCAATGTGATCGAAGGGCTGAAAATTATCGTGCTGGACTACATCGACGACAAAATTTGGGTGCTGCGTGACCCGAACATTGAAAATCTGATGTTCGGTTGGCGCGAAAAGCCGTTCTATGATTCGATGCAACTGCCGAAGTCGGTAGACTTCTTCATGTTCGGCTATACCCGGTTTGACGTTGGTGCAATCGACTGGCGCGGCCTTGTCGGCTCGACCGGAACGTGAGGTGAAGCATAATGGCTGGCGTACCGATTATCCTGCATGACGGCCAAACGCTCTTTTCTCACGTCATCAACGCCTCCGTCACGATTGACCCGCCTGCTCTCAATGACGGAGACAGCGCAACAGCCGAAGTTACGGTCACGGGCGCTGCGCTCGGTGACTTCGTGATGTTCGCCCCGCCGTATGATACGCAAGGTGTTACGGTGACGGCCACGGTATCAGCTGCGGACAAGGTTCGGTTCGTGTTCACCAATAACACCGGCGGCGCTGTTGATCTGGCGGAAGGCGAATGGAATGTCAAGGTGCTTCGCTGATGGAATGGACGATCAAAAGGGCGGGTCAAAAACCGGTCGTCAAGAAAAGTGCCAAGAAGATTCCTCATGTGCCGGCGCAGCAGGAGAATGAGAAGATGACGAAGGCCCAAAAAGAGGGTGTGCGCCTGTGGAACCTGATGCGTGACACGCTTCTCGAAAACGGGCTGATGGAGGACAAGTAGAGGGGGCTAATACAGCTCCCTCTTTTTTCGTAAGGAGGGGTTATCGTGGGGGCATACCATAACGCGCTGATTACCGTTCTGCCGAGCGAGGCGAGAACGCAGTCGGTCAGTAGCGAGGACTTCGAAAATCTCCACTATCGCGGGGTAAAAGTGGTGGTTGATGTTTCAGACCTGTCGAATACACCGGCTATCACCGTTTCCATCGAAGGCCATGATCCGGTGTCCGGGAAGTATTATGAGATTCTTAAGAGCGCATCCATTACGGCTGCCGGCACAACGATCATGACGGTTTATCCGGGGATCGAAGCTGTATCCAATGTATCAGCCAGTGATGTGCTGCCAAGGTATTGGCGCGTGTCAGTCGTGCATGACAACTCGGACAGCATCACCTATTCCATCGGCGCGACCATGATCCTGTGAGGTGAGTTAAGATGCCGACGGTAAGCGAGCTGATGTCTCGTAACATATCCAACGCGATAACGAATGTTAAGACATGGAAAGGTATCATCTTCAATGTAAAGGATTATGGCGCTAAAGGTGATGGGGATACCGATGATACGGATGCTTTTATCAAGGCTGTCGAAGCAGCGAGAGAATTCGGCCAACCAGCATATGTACCGGCGACCAATCCGTATTACATCGTAGATGTGGACAAAGTAAACATTGAATACTTGAGTGGTCCGGGCGTTATCCTCTCTGCCAACGGAGCCATGATCTCACTAGATGGAGCGCTCGTAAACAGAAATAACATCGTCCAGAAAAAGATGATGGAGCCGTTTTTCGGATTCGATAACGGTTTTACCAACACGGAAATTTATCCTGGTGCCAGATTGGCGATGCAGGGGATTACGGTTCTGGACGTGAACGGGAAAACGAAACTGTTTGTCGTCCAAAGGTGCCAAGGATCAAACTACGCATCGAACGAAAGATGCCGGATCGTCGAATTCGATCTTCTGGGAGATGGAAGCGAAGTTCAACCGATTGCTTTCTCAGAAGAACTTGACCTTGGACACGGACAAGACGTTGGAGGCCTCGTAATCAACGGGGAAGTGTATCTCTATACCTATATGGCACATGGCGGAGTGTTCGTGAATGGCGAAAGCGGAAAAGGTTTCTCGCGTGTTCATTGGAGAGGTTCCGCAACGTCTCAAGCGGATGTTAAAACGTATCAACTGTTCGGAACGTCCACAAGCGGTCACCGGTTTTCTTTGTTCAATAAGTCCATGATCGGACTGACTCGCGATGGAAAATACGTCATTGTATGTCCAACGCGGGAAATGGATTCTTCCCGTCACATCTTTTTGTACGACCGCGAGAAAGTAGAGAACGCATCAAATCCGATGGACGTTGAACCCTCTATCATATGGGTAATCGAACACATGCCGGCGAACAACAACACCGCCATTCAAGGTATAGACGGTGATGGTAAGTACATCTACATTTCCTATGGATATACTCAACCGTTTGGATATCATATCATCCAAGTCTATGACTACTTCGGAAATCTCATTCGTCAACTAGAGATTGACGATGTACGGGCGGAATACGGATATGCTGGATTGATGAATCATCCGACACTTGGAACCCCTGTTCAGATGGAGCTTGAAGGACTCGCGGTGTGGGGGAAGGAGATCCTTGTCGGGGTACTTGACACATGGAGAGCGACGGGTGATGTCGTTACTTATGAAGGTAGGACTTTCGCGGCCATGTCGGATAACCAAGGGGTTTATCCTCTTGACATCTTTACATGGGTTCCTTCGGCCAAAACATCCGGAGGTGAATGGGATGTAAACACATCCTACACAATAGGGAACTATACCAGGAGATCGAAGGTTATCTATTCAATCCGCGAACCTTTCGGCGACGAAGGGGAAGAACCAATCGATAACGGAATCATTCCGCGCATTGGTAGCGGTTCGATAAACCTTCGTGGCAGCAATCCCGATATTCTCGTAAAGTATTTGGACGGATTTCAGATCGCTTACTGGAACGATAATCTCGAAAAATACCTTTACTTGCTCCAGTACACAAACGGCAATACGCTTATAATCCGTGACACGAATCCGGGTGCCGACAACTCTCACAGCGGACGCATTCTGGTGCAGTTTTCCGATGGTCGCGAAATTTTCGGATTACGCTCGAAGGACGGTCTTACTACCGGTGCCGGAACCAACTACTACGGCAACAATGACTCTAATTTTGCCGGATGGATACGAGATTTCACGAATAATCTGCCTCGACGGGAAACAACCGAAAACGGTGAAACAACATTTAGATCGAGTTCGGGTTACATTCCTCTGATGGCAGACCGTCCGGATACCGGTCATATATTGGGCGTCAAACGAAATGGCAATCTCGGACTGTCAGTCTACATGTCCACAATTAACGTCACACTAGCAGGAATGAACGGACGGGCAATCCATCTCGGTACACAAGAGGCAGAAGGAACGCCTGTCATGAGGCTTTCCATTAACAACACGAATGGACATGTTACACCGGGCGCGGACAATGCACAGAACTTTGGTTCTGCGTCGGCACGATGGAAAGAGATATTTGCCGGAAATGGAACGATCAACACATCTGACCGCAACGAGAAAGACCATATCGAGAACATCCCGGACGCTGTTCTGGACGCATGGGCGGAAGTGAATTTCAGGCGCTTCAAGTTCAAAGATGCCATTACGGAGAAAGGCGAAAACGCACGATGGCACATTGGTCTAATCGCGCAAGAGATCGTTGAAGCGTTCCAACGGCACGGCCTCGACGCTACAGAATACGGCATTGTCTGTTACGACGAATGGCCGGAACAACAAGAAATATGGGAAGAACACACCGACGAAGAAACAGGCGAGAAGATTCGCATCAAAGTGCAAGACCATCGGCCGGCCGGTTCCAGATGGAGCATCCGACCGGATGAATGCCAATTCCTTGAAATGGCCTTGATGCGGAGAGAGCTTGCGAAATTGCGGGGTGGTTCGTAATGGCGACGATTCAAGAGCTTTTGAACACTATTGATACCACGTACCGCAATACGTATTCGGTCGCCCAAAAAGTCGAATGGATGGATACGGTTCAGCGTCAAATCTTCCAAACGGTAAGACATGAAGCTGAACCGTATATCTTTCCTACGGTGGAAGGGATGTCATTCTATCCTCTCCCCGATGACTGCGATCCGATGGGAATCAAGCAAGTTACTATCGAAAAGTCTCCTGGAAGCGGCACTTACCGCGATCTTCGGTTTGTCCCGGTGGAATCGAACGAGCGATTGGATGCGACGGAAGAATTTTATTCCATCGCCGCAAATCAAGACTTGTACATCAACCCGATTCCAACCGAAGAAACGGCAGGCAGACAAATTTATGTTATCTACAATAAACGTCCAAAGCCTCTTTCACCCAACACCTTGAACCAACGGCCGGACCTTGAAGAAGACTTTCATGAACTGTTGGTATTGGGTGTGTTGGAAAGAATCGCACGGGCGCGCGGGGAAATCGACGACAAAAACATGTTCGCCGGCGACTTCAACATGCTCTTGCGCGAGTACAAAAACATGTACAAGCAAGTGAAACCGGAGTACACGCAAATGATCGACAATCTTCCTCGCCGGAGAGGACAGGTCCATGTCAAGCGCCGGCATAGCGTACCGTATAGCTGGATTCCCGGCATAGATTAGAGGTGGTCGTATGGGGGTTATCGTCAGATCACGTAACAAAAGAATCCGGGGAGAAAATAATTTCTCCGGGGGCATCAACACCGGACTTGATCCGTTCGGGATCGGGGAAAACCAATCAACATATGAAATGGGTTGGGACACGGACAATCATCCGTTTCTAGCCACTCCAAAAGGCCGTACAACGCACGGAAGCGCCGGGAGTGGTGCGGTAAACCTTTTGACCGCATTCGGCAATACGCACCTTNTACGGGCCGTTGGAACGTCGTTGCAATACAACAGTTCNGGTACGACATGGACGACAATTTCCGGGACTTTCGCAAACACGGATTGGGACGCCACGAACTTCGAAGTCAACGGCGCGCCGGCTCTGGTGTTGGTCAACGGTACGGATGCCCCTCGGGTGTGGAACGGTTCTTCACTTTCCACTCTCGGGGGAAATCCGCCGGTTGGTAAGTACATCACCAATGACACCGTCCGGTTGTGGATGGCAAAGGACGACATTCTTCACTTCTCCGCTGCACTTGATGCCGAAGACTGGACCAGCGCGGAGAACAGCGGATTCATCCAGTATTACACGGAGCGCGGCGGCAACATCACAGGCCTTAAAAACTTCTACGGCGATAAGTACGTATGGAAGCGCGACAGCATGGCCGTGATTCAAGGGACGAACTATTACAACTTTCAACTAAAAGAGATATC